CATAGCGGAACGGCCCGACAGTACCACCGGAAGCCGTTAGGGTAGCGTCTGTCGCCGTCATAGTGCCCGTGCCGCCCGTTTCCGTGTAGCCTGTCGTGAGGGCTATTCCACCGCCAGCGCCGCCCGTATAGCCACCGCCCGTCGAAAGCTGCGTAATGTCGGAAAGCTGGACATGCGTTGCCGCATTCGGCGCGCTATTGGTCAATGCAGCCTTGAACGTATTCGAGGCGAGGTTATGCACGCCCTTGCCAAGCTGTTCCTTGAAGTCCTGATAGAGCGTCAATGTCGCCATTAGTTCATCACCGTTTCAACGCCCATCACGCGCCCGTCAGGGCCGCGAACAGCACGCTTGGGAGCCGATATCGCCTTAACCAAGGTAGCCAAGACTTCCTCGGACTTGTCCTGTCGCTGGTCCAGCTTATCAATTGCCGCAACGAGCTTTTGAGAGACTTCATTGATAGCCGTGGAATGTTGGGCACGCTGTTCGCTATCCGTGGCATCCGCTTCCGTTTTGCGGCCTTCGTTTTCAAGCTGGCGCTTTTTGCCTTCCAGATCGACCTTGGAATGTTCAACCTTGAGCATCCTGTCTTCTTCTTCCAGCGAATCGGGGCCGGGTTCGGGCTTGCTTAACTCGCGGTCTTTAAGTTCAAGCTCACGACCTTTCATCTGGCTTTCCTGACCCTTCAATTGAAGTTCGATTTCCTTCAACCGCAGGTCCATTTGCTTGAGCTTCAATTCCTCGCCCTTAATGGCGATTTCAGCCTGTGACTTGCGCTCTTCGCCAGCCATCCGGCGTTCTTCCATCGCCGCTTCATGCTTCATCTTCTCAACTTCGGGATTAGGCGGCTTTGGCTGCGAAGCGATTTGCTTCACATTGTCCGCAAATTCCTCGATTGCGCCTTCAAGCTGCCTGCCAGCCCTGAACCCTGCCGCCACGAATTTAAGCGTCTCTGTCGCCAAGGGAGCCGCCTGCGGCATGGCCTGAACGAGCGGAAACGCCTGCTGGATAAAGCCGCCGATGGCCGTCACGAACTCCGTCCGGCGCTGCTTTTCAGCATTCTCGTCCGGCGTAATCGTGCTGTCCGTCTCGATATCAATGACGCAGGGCCGGGTACGCTCCTGGCGTAGCAGATTAACAACCTGTTCAATCGTTACCGGCAGCTTGGGTTGCGGTGGGGGCGGCACAGGCTGGCCGCTCATCTTGGCCTGCAATGCCGCGCTTTGATACTGCTGCTGTATCTGCGCCATCTGCTGCTGATTGGCCGCTTCCGTCGCCATATCCATCTGCGACATGGTGAGCAAGGTTTGCGGCTGGAAGTTCTCAGCGATAATCTCAGCGCCGATCCGGGTCAGGTCACGGGCAACGCGGACCATTTCGGCTTGGCGTTCCTTGATCCTGATTGACCCATACTGCGATTTAAGCTGCTGCGCTCCGAGTGTTTCGCTGGCTTCCGTATCGCCCCGCATAATATCTGATATGCCGGTAATCTGGTAAACGTCGCTGATGATTTCCTTGCGGAGCGCGACCAGTTCCTTGATGGTGATAGCGACTTCCTGCACGGGAAGCCACAGCACCGAATCCTTGAGCGAACCACCGGCTATCAAATGCGCCGCGACGGGCACTAGAATGGCCGAATTGTCCTGCGTCTTGAGCGCCTTTTCAATCGCGCCGGTTACGCCTTCCTCGCCATTGGCATAAAAGCCCTTCATGCGCAGGGAATTGGCTAGTCCGGCAATGCGCCCGGTCAGCTCGTTTATTTCTTCAATCTGGTCCCGATAGTACACATAATCAGGAACCGGAATGAGCGTCCCGCGCTGTAACGTGCCATAGGCAGGCTTGGGACAGGGAAAAAACCCGTCAAGGCTTAGAAACGGCTCCTGAATGTCGAGAACAGATTCAACACCCTTCGACACCCAAACGACGAGACGCTTGCTCTTGGACCAGAGTTCCCAGACAGCCGCTTTTTTCTCAGCGTCGTAGCTTGCGCCATCGTCCGGCTTGTATTCGCGGTATTCCATCGACGTAACAAGCGACAGTTTACCCTTGTCAATCTCTTGCGTCTCAGGATCGGTCGCGAACCGCTTGATGGCTTCATCGCGGGACAGGAACGAACGGCGACCAACCCAGCCGACCTCTTTCCACTTGCGCGCGGGTTCATGCAGGAAGTCCTTGCGGTCGATATGGTCGTAACAGACCTTCTCCTCCGCGCCGCCGTCGTCGTAATTATAAACCTCATACCGCGCCCATGCGCAGCCACGGCCAGTGATGGCAAGGTCGTCACGAACCTCTTTCAACGCCTCATGGACGTTATCCAGATCGAAGTTCGTTGACAGCGTGCGTTCGAGGATTTCACTAGCTGCCCTCGGCAGTTCGCGAAGGTCTTTGAACCTCGGCACAACCACGGGCTGCGGAGCGCGGGCGTAGATGGAAGGCTTGATGACTTCCAGATTGGCCCAAAACATCTGGAATTCGCGGTCTGTTTTCAGCTTCGCCTTTTCTTCCAGATTTGAATAGAGCTTCTCGATGCTGTCGCACTTCTCCTGGTAGGACTGAAAAGCCTTCTCAGCCGCCGTTATGGCGTCCAGCCACGGCTTGGCGTCCTGCATGTCTGCAAAACGGGCATCCGCTGCCGGGTCTGTAGCTGGTTTGCTGCTTTCAGCGCCTTGTTCCATTAAATGCGAATCCTGTAATCGCCTGATATCGGGTCAGGCGGGCCGGGCAGATAGACTTGCCCCGGCTGTGGTTTCGGCTTGTCGTCGGCTATCTCTGTCGGTGCTGAACGCCATGCCATCGCCATGTAGCGAAAGGCATCCGCCGCGTGACTGGTCCAGTCATGCACAGGGTTCATACCGAACGTGCGGGCGTCCTCGTCCCATTCACGCCGGTATTGCTCCAAGGCTTCGATGCCGTTGTTTGTGCGAGGGTGGAACACACAGAGCGGCAAGGTTTTACGAGCCGCCGCGATACCGTCCAAGACCTTGTTCTGTGGCAGGACAACCGGCTTCAAGCCACAATCCCGCATTTGCTCAACCCGCCCGCGCTTCATACCCCAAATCTGTTGCCGGGCATCGTGCGGTACATAGTCAATGCCTCTAGCCCAAGGCTTGGACAGGCAGACCTCGGCGTAATGCTCGATATCTGCCCCGTGGCTCATGTAGAAGTCGAGAATGAATATCTGGCTTCCGACAACCTGAAACCACCAGATGGCCGTGCTATCGACCTTGCCCAAGTCCCATGCTGTATGGACGGGACGGGACGGGTCAGGCGCTATCTCGTCAATCCTGCCCTCAGTCCGTACCGCCAGCATTTGCTTGGCGTAGAAGGCCCCGAGAATGGCCGCATTGAACGAGCAATGATATTCCTGATCTATCTGCGCTTGGGCTAGGTCTTCGTCCCCATATAGCCCGATGTAGTCAGACAGCGCCGCGTCAATCTGCTCTTTCGTGAGGGCGTTCGTGGCACTGACGGGAGATAGCTCGGCAAACCAGCGGTCTTTGTTCCGCATGGCTTCGTTGTACATATTGTAGGCGTGGTTGCGACCGCGTGGCGTGGTGATGAATGCCGCCCAACCGTCGTTCTCCTCAACCATTGGCCTGTGGTAGCCCCAGGCATTGGGGTTAGCCAAAGCCCATTCGGAATAGACTATGCCGACCGGCCCTGCCCCCACCGTGGCGTCATAGCGGTCTGAGCCGATAAGCTGCCAAGTGGACCCGCATTTGAAGCGGATGAACATTTCTTGGTCGTTCGTGCTGTCCCTGATTTCAGGGGGAAACGCCTCGTCTATCCTTCGCTTGCCGGTATGGGCGTTTACGCTGGTCCAGATGGCCTTGCGAGCCTGTGCGTATTCAGGCAGGCAATGCCAATAGGTGCCGATCCGCTTATGTGCCCAATCGCGAGTAGCGTTCAGGGCTATTTCGTCCTTGCCCCATCGCCTATGGGCTATTTCAATCAGGCGCTTTTTACTACCAGATACCCATGTCTTATGAAATGCTTGCTGATATGGCCGGACGCGGAATTGATGGATCATTCATAGATCGTCTGGAATACGATTGCGCCGCCGTCGGGACCGGAAACCTTATTGTCCACCGAGGCAAGCCGGGCGTGAACGTAAGGCGCAGCGGCCTTTGCCGCGTCCAGCCTCACGCCAAACTCTTTGTTCTCGTCCCTCATAGCCGCAAGCAGGAAGTCCAAGGGCAATTCGCCGCCCTGTACCGCCTTGGCCCGCGCCTCTGCGTTTAGCTGATTTGCCCCGCCAGCCTTGCGACCAGCGTTCTGCCTAGCTCCTCCGCGCGGCATTTTGAATCTTTGAAAGTTTTTCAAAGCCTCGGGTGGCTTCGACTATCTTGCGGCGGTCTGACCTCGCTTCGTGCATGGCCTGATAAATGGCCTGAACGATACGTTCGGCAGTCCAGCAGCCATCTTCCCGATGAATAGAATATTGGATTTGATCATACCGGCTCACGCCAGCTTCGATCTGCTTTTTCGATAGCAGCATGATTTACCTCGCCGGTCTGAGCGGCAGCGATTACGCTGTGTGTTGCCTCACGGGTATATCCGCCTATGGGGCGGGGAGAACTAGACCATATACGCTTTCGCGTTTCGCGAATTGCCGAATATGCTCCATATCCCTAGCTTGCTTTAGCTGGCCCCGGAGGGGGATTAGGCTGAAATCCGTATCGCCTTGTACCGCCGCATTTCCTTTATATCCGCAGAACGGCGCAGCTTAGATCGGAAATCGGTGGCGTCACAGCACATGCAAGCCAGCATCTTGGTCCGCTTGCCTCTGAGGTTGATA